AACGTGGCTCGATGGTAATGTCGAGCATCCACAAACGGCTCCATTACGCGCAAACGCTCGAGTTCAGGCTGCTTTTTGAGGGTTTTGCGCATTATTTGCCCGACGAATACCCGTACGACGTGCCCGGAGCGAGCCGCCGGATCAAAAAAGCGGACTTCAGTCGCATGGTTTCGGTCCAACCGGTGGCCGACCCCAACATTTTCAGCACTGCGCAGCGCATTCAGCTCGCCCAGATGCAGTTGCAGCTCGCCCAAAGCGCGCCGAACATGCACAACATGTACGAGGCGTACTATCGGATGTACGCGGCGCTCAATATTCGGGACATCGACGGCATTTTGATGCCGCAGAACACGAATATGCCCCGTGATCCGGCGGCCGAGAACAGTGATGTGCTGAACGGGATGAAGCTGAAGGCTTTCGCGGGCCAACAGCACGACGCGCACATCGCCGCACACCTGATGATGGGCATGTCGCCGCTCTTGCAGTCCAATCCGATGTCGGCGATGGAGTTGCAGAAGCACGTTTTGGAGCACATCCGGCTGAAAGCGGAAGAGGATGTGGAAGCAGACCTCTTCAAGATGTACGGCACGGACCCCGATCGCATGATTTCGCTGATCCAGAAGGAAGGCATGGTCGCAATCAAGGTTGCAACCAATATGCAGGAGATGAAGGACCTGCAAGGCAAGCTCTCTGGCGAGGGCGGCGAGGATCCGTTGATCGAATTGAAGCGCATGGAGATCCAACAGCGTGCGCAGGCCGACCAGCAGCGCATCCAGCTTGACCAACAGCGCCTGGGGCTTGACCAACAGAAGCTTCAGCAGAACAATCAGATCAACCAGCAGCGTCTGCGCCTGCAAGAGGTCAAGACAATGCAAGCACCGGGAGCTAGAAATGCCGCTTAAGCGTGGGTCCAGTCAAAAGACCATTAGCTCGAACATCGGGGAGATGGTTCGGTCGTATAAAGAGTCGGGGAAGCTTGGAACGAGCAAGCCCAAGAGCGTGAAAGCAGCCGCCAAGCAGGCGGCGGCGATCGCGTACGAGAAGGCGGGCAAGTCTCGGAAGATGGCAAAGGGCGGCGAGATGATTTCAACGCCCAAGGGAGTGCAAAAAGCGGTTGCGATCGTGAAAAAGAAGGACGGCACACGTCCGGTTCGCATATACTAGGCTCTGTAGTACCGCTCTCAGTCGGTGCGGCAAACCGACTGCTTTCATGGAATTACCATGCTCGAATTTGCAGAAGCAGTTCTGAAAGAAATCAGAAAGCTACAGCATCAGTCTGAGCAAATCGTGCTGAACGGCACGATTGCTGACATGGAGCGCTATCGCTTCATGATGGGACGCCTCGAGGGGTTGAGGATGGTCGAAGAATCCGTGAAAGGGCTTTTGAAAAAGCATTCGGACGAAGACCTTCTTGACTAGGAGATGCAAATGGAAGCTGTAGCAGATGAGAGCTTGACGGCATTGGAGCGCAAGTGGCGCGAAGAGGCTGAGAACAAGGGACCAAAGCTCGAGGACTCGTATACCGAGGACGGCTTTGACCCATCGAAGCTTGACAAGGCCGTGATGGATCGTATCCCAACGCCTACAGGCTGGCGGATCGCCATTCTTCCTTACCGTGGCGCGGAAAAGAGCAAGGGCGGGATCGTGTTGGCCGAAGAGACCCAACGCAAATCCAATCTTGCGACGGTTTGTGGCTACGTGTTGAAGGTAGGCAGCCTGGCGTACGGCGATGAGTCCAAGTTCCCCACCGGCGCGTGGTGCAAGGAGGGGGATTGGATCATCTTTGGCCGATACGCGGGCGCACGCATCCCGATTGACGGCGGAGAGATCCGTTTGATCAACGACGATGAAGTGCTGGGCGTGGTCCACGATCCAGAAGACATTCTGCACATGTAAAGGAGAGCATCATGAGTGGCGAGCAGTTGGAGTTTAAGATTGGAGAGGATGAAGCACCTGCCACCGTCCGGCTTAGTGAGGACGGGCAGGCAGAAGTCATTGATAAGCCGCAACCGCCAGAAGTCGTTGCCCCCAGCGGCGATCAAGGTGATCACGGTGACCGAGGCGAGCTGGATCAGTACAGCGAAAACGTCAAGAAGCGCATTGACAAGCTGACGGCGCGGCTGCGGGAGACGCAGCGACGCGAGCAAGCGGCACTTGATTACGCGCGAAACGTGCAAGCGCGGGCCCAGCAGCTTGAATACCAGTACCTGAACACGGATCAGCAGCGCGTGGCCGAGGCCACGGGGCGCATTGAGACGCAGGCCATGGCGCTCAAGCAAATCATTCGCAAAGCGCGCGAAGAAGGCGACGTTGACACGGAGACAGAAGCGCAACAGCGCCTGACTTCGCTCACGATGGAGCAGGCTTCTGTCCAAGCTCAGAATGCGCAGCGTCAAGCGTATGAGCAGAACCTTGTAGCGCAGCAACAGCAGGCCGCACAGCAAGCGGTGTATCAGCAGCCTGCACAGCAGCGTCAGATCGACCCCAAGGTGGAAGATTGGGCGGAGCGTAACCCCTGGTATGGCCGCGACACAGCCATGACGCATGCTGCGTGGGGCATACATCGGCAATTAATTGAGGCCGAGGGGTTTGACGCCAGTTCTGACGAGTACTATCATGAACTTGACAGACGTATCCGGGATGCTTTCCCCAGAAAGTTTTCCGGTGCGCAAAACGGGGCGGCGCGTAACGTGCAGCCGGTCGCACCCGCTTCCCGGTCCTCCGGGATCAACCAAGCTGCACGCCGCACGGTTCGCTTGACCCCAAGTCAGGTGGCCATTGCCAAAAAACTGGGTGTTCCGCTTGAGGAATACGCCAAGTACGTGAAGGAGTGATCATGAGTGACGTTAAAACTACCGTAGGAGCTGCTCCAGCTCTTAACCGTACTTCGCGAGACGCAGAGCTTCGCGCGAAGATTACGCGACGTCGTCCGTGGCAAGCGCCTTCGCGGCTTGATGCACCTGAGCCGCCTCCCGGATACAAACATCGCTGGATTCGAGCTGAATCAGCAGGCATTCAAGACCGCACCAACGTCGCAGGCCGTCTTCGCGAGGGCTACGAGCTGGTACGCGCCGATGAATACCCTGACTTTCACTCGTCCAGTCCTGAAGACGGTCGGCATGCTGGCGTGATCAGCGTCGGTGCCCTTCTTCTGGCCCGTATCCCCGAAGAGACGGTTGAGGAACGAAACGCGTACTACCAACAGCGAGCGGGAGATCAGCTTCAAGCTGCGGACAATGAGCTGTTGAAGGCCAATGCGCATTCGAGCATGGTCATCGAACGCCCTGCCCGCAGGTCTAGAGTCTCATTTGGCGGGTCGAAAGACCAGTAACCCTTTTGAAGGAACCATCAAATGGCTAATGTTGACAAGCCCTTTGGTCTGCGTGCCCTCGGCAATCTGTCCGCTACTGGCGGTCAAAAGCAGTACGGATACGAGATTGCCGACAACCAGTCCGGGGCGATTTACCAAGGCGACTTGGTCACCGTTTATGACGGTTACCTCGTCAAGTTTGCACCCGCGACCCACACCGCTGCGGTGGGGGTGTTCAATGGCTGCAACTACATCGACCCGACCACCGGCAAGCCGACCTGGAAGAACTTTTATCCAGGTTCGATCAACATCACGCAGGGCAAGATCATTGCCGACGTGATCGACGATCCCAACCAGCTCTTCATCATCCAGGTGGATGAGTCGGTTGCGCAGACTCAAGTGGGCATGAACGCGGATGTTGTGGGCACCGGCGGAAGCACCACCACGGGCGTTTCGACGATGGAACTGGACTCGTCCACCATTGCGAAAACGGCTGCATTGAACCTGAAGATCGTTGGCCTGTGGGATGTTCCCGGCAACGCCTATGGCACCAATGCTGTGGTTGTGGTGAAGATTAACGAGCACCTGTACGGTAGTGCTGGTGTTGCCGGTCAAGGAGCTTAATCATGGCAATTTCACGTGCACAACTGGTGAAAGAGCTTGAGCCTGGCCTCAATGCTCTGTTCGGCTTGGAGTACAAAAGCTACGAGCAGGAACACACCGAGATCTACTCGATCGAGACCTCTGACCGCGCGTTCGAGGAAGAGGTGATGGAATCGGGCTTCGGCGAGGCCCCGGTCAAGACTGAAGGCGCTGGCGTCGCGTACGACCAAGCGCAAGAGGTCTACACCGCTCGCTACACGCACGAGACCATCGCGCTGGCGTTCTCGCTGACTGAAGAAGCCGTGGAGGACAACCTCTACGATCGTCTATCTGCGCGTTACACCCGTGCTCTGGCCCGTTCGATGTCGCAGACCAAGCAGATCAAGGCGGCGGCCGTGCTCAATGGCGCGTTCGACACCTCGATCGGCGGTGACGGCAAGCCTCTTTGCGCTCTGGACCACCCGACTCTGGGCGGCCCGGATCTGAAGAACGAGCTGACCGTTCCGGCTGACCTGTCTGAGACCTCGCTTGAGCAGGCGCTGATCGACATCGCCGCGTTCACGGACGAGCGTGGCCTGAAGATCGCTGTTCAGGGCCTGAAGCTCATCATCCCGAAAGAGCTGATGTTTACCGCCGACCGTATCATGAAGTCCACGCTTCGTGTTGGCACGGCCGACAACGACATCAACGCGGTTCGGAACATGGGCATGGTTCCGCAGGGCTACACCGTGAACCACTTCCTGACCGACCCCGACGCATGGTTCATCAAGACCGATGCGCCGAACGGCATGAAGATGTTCTCGCGCGTGGCGATCAAGACCGGTTTCGAAGGCGACTTCGACACTGGCAACGTCCGCTACAAGGCTCGCGAGCGCTACAGCTTCGGCTTTAGTGATCCGCGCGGCTTGTTCGGATCGCCGGGGGCCTGATGGCCTAGAAAAAGGGGGCTTCGGCCCCCTTTTTCTTTCCCTCAACATCGAGTATATTGAGGGCATTCCGGGGTCATTCTCGGTGCGTCTGACAGTCCCGGCTGACGACATGCAGACAGGCGCACTGCAACTCGCATGTGAGGAAAATTATGGCTGCTACCCATTACTCCGGCCCGCTCCAGTACTCTGGAAAAGGCGCAACCGGTGCCTGGGGCACCGATCTCACCACCGCTGTTGACACCGACGTCGTCACGTACATGGACGACTTCACGGCTGTTGCGCTGGATTCGACCAATGACTGGACCGTGGTCAAAGACTCTGGAGCCTCGGCCGGCATCGGCGCGGACATCGTCAATGGCGTTCTTGAGCTGACCTCTGCCGCTACGACCGACAACGATGGCGCGTCGGTGCAGGGCAACGAGATCTTCAAGGCGCAAGCGGACAAGTCGCTTTGGTTCGAGACCAAGATCAAGTGCAATGACGCTGATCAGACCGACATTTGCGTGGGCCTGACGGTGAACTTTGCGACCAACCCAGAGAACATGCTGACCGCTGCCGATCGGATTTGCTTCCAGATCGACGACGGCAATGCATCGATCCTGTGCAAGACCGAGTCGGGAGGCACCGAGACCTCCACGGACTCGGGCATTGACTTGGCTGACGACACGTACGTGACGCTGGGCATCCGGGTCGTGGGCACGGGTCAAGTGTTCTTCTACATCGACCGCACTCAGGTTGCTTACCATAGCACCAACATCCCGACGACCGAGCTGGCACTTGCCGCCATGTCGCTGTCGGGCAGTGCCACGGGGACCCGGACGACCACTGTTGACTACATGTTCGCAGCGGCCACCCGTTAATAGGAGGCCGTCATGAGCTTCAGCAACATCCAGTCGGTACGGAAGACTGCTGCTGCGGCAGCGGTCTCCGGCCGCACGCGTTTGCTGGGGGTCTACTTCACGCACACGGCCACTTCCGCCACAATCACTCTCAAGGATGGGAGCACGAGTGGTGGCACGGCCAAGTTGACGTTGTCGTCGCCCACAGCAATCGGCTCGCAGGACCTCATCATCCCCGACATGGGGATCTTGTTCGAGAACGGGATCTACATTGATCTCAGTTCGGCCGAGATCACCAGTGTGACGCTGCTTTTTGAGGGCGGGGCTGCTGCGTAATGGCTACCAAAAAGGGCATGGGCATCAAAACTTCGGTGAAGTCGGGCAATTTCCGACCCACCAAGCAAGGTGCTGGCATGACCAAGAAGGGGGTGGCCGCTTACCGGCGTGCCAACCCCGGTAGCAAGCTGCAAACGGCGGTGACGGAGAAGGATCCGTCGCCGACGCGTGCAAAACGCCGTGCGTCGTACTGTGCACGGTCCGAGGGGCAGATGAAAATGTATCCCGAGGCAGCGAAAGACCCGAATAGTCGTATCCGGCAGGCACGCAGGCGATGGAGATGTTGAGCTGTGGAAATGATGATTTGGAACATCGTGCTGACAGCGATCGTGGGCGTCTTGGCCTTCTTGATTAAGAGCAAGTTTGATGAGCTGAACCGGCTCGGCATCCTGCTCAATCGGACGCGCGAGGAAGTCGCGCGGGATCACGTCACACGGCGAGAAGTGGACGATCGGTTTGACAAGTTTTTGAGCCATGTGGACCAGCGGTTCAACCGCCTGGAAGCAAAACTGGACGAAATCCGAAAGGCAGGGTAATCCGATGATGGGCAAGATGAAGATGGTCAAAAAAGGCGGCAAGATGGTGCCTTCTTTCGCGGCCGATGGCGTGGGCAAGATGAAAAAGGGCGGCATGGCGGACAAGATGGGCCGTGCCATGAAGACCAAGACCGCTGATGCACGCGGTCGCGCAATGAAGAAGGGGAAATAATCATGGCCGGACGTGGAATGGGCTGCGCGACGCGTGGCGGTGGGGCCGTGGAGAGCGGCCCAGCCAACAAGATGGTCTCTGAGACCAGCAAAAAGACGGGTCCTGTGATGATGTCCAAGGGCGGCGCGATCAATCAGCACAAGCGCATGGCCATGGGCAAGAAAGTCAAGGGCTACATGGGCGGTGGGATGGCCAAAGGCTACATGGGCGGCGGCATGGTCAAGGGCTATCGCAAAGGCGGGATGTGCTCCTAAATGGCCACTTCTGGCACCACTGACTTCAACCTGTCGATTGACGACCTTGTTGAAGAGGCGTTTGAGCGTTGCGGCATGCGGCCGCAGAGCGGATATCAGCTCAGTACCGCACGTCGCTCGCTCAATCTGCTCTTCTTGGACTGGGCCAATCGTGGCTTGAACCTTTGGACCATTGAGCAGGCGACGTATTCGTTGACGCAGGGTGTCAACGAGATCACGTTGCCGACCGACACGGTGAACGTGTTGGAGGCGATCATTCGTCAAAACAGCCAGGGCACCAACACTGACGTCTACATCGAGCGCATCAGCCGCGAGGACTGGCTGAACGTCCCGAACAAGACCTCGGAGGCGCGTCCCGCGCAGTTTTACGTGCAGCGTACAAACGTGCCGAAGGTCTTTTTCTATCCCGCAGCGGATCAGAACTACACCTTCGTGTACTACCGCATCCGTCGCATCCAGGATGCGGGGGATTACACGAACACGGCGGACGTGAACTTCAGGTTCTTGCCTTGTTTGGCCTCGGGCCTCGCGTATTACCTGTCGCTGAAGTTCGCGCCGGAGCGTTCGGCTGCGATGAAGGCCATTTACGACGAGGATTTCCAGCGGGCGGCCTTGGAAGACCGGGACACTGCCAGTGTGCAGTTCGTGCCGGACTTAGGGGTGTGAAGTGGCCTATGCAACCGGCAAGTATTCTCTTGCGCTCTGTGACTTCTGCGGACAGCGGTATCC